ACAACCTAAACCTTGGAAGATGGAAGGATTAAAAGATAAGTATGTAAGTGAGTGGACTTATGAAGATTGGAATTTATTTTATGACAATACATATAGTTGGTATTATACAGGAACATATGGAGATTCAGGAGACGATAGCACTTCGTTAGATGAGGAGTATGGTTATGAAGATGATTATGACGCAGATTTGGAATTAGAATTATGGTTGGCAGAATTAGATGAATGGTATTGTGATTACTATGGATACTATTGGGACAATGCAAATCAAAAATGTGGTACAGAATGGGTTGACAATACGGTTGCAGAAACTTTGGTAACTGCTAGTGGAGAAGTTTTAAATTATACTACAGGAGATATTACCCAAACTTTAACTACAACCAGCGGTGGTGTGTCAACAAGTACCACTTCAACAGGAAGAGTATCAACATTGAATAATGACTTTGACGCAACTGCCTCAACTTCAGGTGATTACACAATCATAAATAGATATAATGATAATCATAGAGCTTATATTGAAGTAGAAACTAGTAAAGAGGCTGATATTCAGATACTACAAGACAAAGAGGCTCAACATATTGATGTAGGGACATCCTCTACACAACCTAATATAACTATTATACAAACGGATTAATATGGCGGACCCAATAGTAGATTTAAAAATAGATGTAGAAAATCTTAAAAAAGATGTTGTTATTGCAACATCAATCCAAGAACGATTAGACACAGCAATAGGTAAACTTACCGAGGTATCAGGTAGTATAAAGTCTATGCTGGCTGTACACGAAGAGAAATTATCTCAACAAGAAAAGGTAGATGAAATAATCTTTACAAAATTAAAAGACCGACAAGACCAGATTGAAGAATTATCCACACAATTAAGAAATGAAATGGATAGTGTGGAAAGACGGTTACTTACCGAAATTAAAGCATTGAGAAATGATATAGGTGGTAGAGTTGGTATGTTGGAGAAATACCGTTGGATTATATTAGGTGGAGCAATAGTTATAGGATGGATTGTGGGAGGAAATTTCTCCGAGATTATTGAAATGATGAAGTAAAGGAGACTTGACTTTTTACACTAGATGGTGTAATATGATCCTTATACAAATTGAGTGTGTGAATGTCAAATTATATTGATTTAAAATTTATTAACCAGCTAGCCCTACGGTTAGACCAGTTTAAAAAAAGAACAGAATACTTATTTAATTTCAGATGTCCCCATTGTGGTGATAGTCAGAAGAGTAAGACTAAAGCAAGAGGATATTTTTATCGTGTAAAGAACGATATGTTTTTCAAATGCCATAATTGTGGTATGGGTCAAAATCTTGCAAACTTTATTAAGTTTGTTGACCCTAAAATGTATGAAGCATATTTACTAGAACGATATAAAGGGTCGGCCCCAGCGACGCCAAAACCTTTGTTTGATTTTAAACCACCAAAGTTTGAAACAAATATATTATCTGGTTTAAAATCTATTGATGAACTTGCTGAATCACATCCAGCAAGGAAGTATATTAGCTCGAGATTGATTCCTCCCGCTCATTATGGAAGATTATATTATTGTAGCAAATTTTATTCGCTTGTGAAGAAGGTTAAACCTGATACGTTTAATGAAAGATATGAACATCCAAGATTGATCATACCTTTCTTTGATGTATCAGGAAACCTTTTTGCTTTCCAAGGTCGTGCATTTGGAAAAGAACAACCGAAATACGTTACAATAAAATTAGATGAAAATAAACAAAAGATATATGGTCTTGAAAGAGTAAATTATCAACAACATATTTACATAACAGAAGGACCAATTGATAGTTTGTTTATAGATAATTGTATTGCAGCTGCAGGTTCAGATTTGACTTTGCGTGTGAAGACGGAAGATATAACATACATATTCGATAACGAACCTCGCAACAAAGAAATTATTGATAAGATGTATAAAGTAATAGAGAAAGATTTTAATATAGTAATATGGCCCGAAGATATGAAGTGTAAAGATATAAATGAAATGATACAATCTGGACTAGACCAAGTGAAGGTCAAACAGATGATAGATAGTAATACATTTTCCAAATTAGAGGCGTTGACAAGATTAAATACATTTAAAAGGTGCTAGGAGGTTGAATGATAAATGTTAAGAAACGTAATGGTAGAGGTATAGAACCTCTTAATATTGATAAGATACACGAAATGGTTGAGTATGCTTGTGAAGATATAAGTGGTGTATCTTCCTCACAGGTTGAAATGAATAGTGATTTACAATTTTATGATAACATAACCACAAAAGAAATTCAACAAATATTAATCAAGTCAGCTTCAGATTTAATTTCCCTTGAAGCACCAAACTATCAATATGTTGCTGCTAGATTACTTTTATATTCATTAAGAAAACAAATATTCCACAGACTATGGGACCACCCACATTTTTATAAACACGTAACTAATTGTGTTGAGAAAAAAGTTTATGACGAATCTATTCTAAAAAATTATGAGAAAAAAGATTTTGATAGAATGGAAAATTGGATTACACACGAAAGAGATTATGATTTTACCTATGCAGGATTAAGGCAAATCATAGATAAGTACCTTGTTCAAGATAGAAGCTCTGGTACGGTGTATGAGACACCCCAGTTTATGTATATGATGATAGCAGCTACTATCTTTGCAAAGTACCCTAAAAATAAGAGGATGAGTTATGTTAAAAGGTATTATGACGCTATATCCAGATTTAAAATCAATATTCCTACGCCTGTTATGGCGGGTGTTAGGACTCCTGTTAGGCAGTATGCTAGTTGTGTACTGGTTGATATTGATGATACTTTACCTAGTATCTTTTCTAGTGATATGGCTATTGGCCGCTACATTGCCCAGCGTGCTGGAATTGGGATCAATGCAGGTCGGATTCGAGGAATCAACTCGAAAATTAGGGGAGGTGAGGTCCAACATACAGGAGTTATCCCTTTCCTTAAAAAGTTTGAAGCAACGGTTAAGTGTTGTACTCAAAATGGAGTTAGAGGCGGGAGTGCAACTACTCACTTCCCTATTTGGCACCAAGAAATAGAAGACATATTAGTATTAAAAAATAATAAAGGTACGGAAGATAATAGAGTAAGAAAATTGGATTATTCCATACAATTATCCAAATTATTCTATGAACGATTTATAAATGACGAAGACATCACCTTGTTTTCTCCACACGACGTACCTGAATTAGTTGAGGCATTTGGTACAAAAGAGTTTGATAATTTGTACCAAATTGCTGAACGAAAAACATCAATAAGTAAAATTAAAATATCAGCTCAAGAATTGTTTATGGCAATGCTAAAAGAAAGAGCTGAAACAGGTCGTATATACATTATGAATATAGACCATTGTAATACTCACTCCTCATTTAAGGATAGAATTACAATGTCTAACTTATGTCAAGAGATAACATTACCAACCAAACCAATTCAACATATAGATGGTGAGGACGGTGAGATTGCTCTATGTATTTTATCTGCTGTTAATGTAGGTAAGATTAATAGTTTAGATGAGTTAGAACCTATATGTGATTTAGCCGTAAGGGCTCTTGATGAAGTTATAGACCTTCAAAAATATCCAGTAAAAGCTGCTGAAATATCAACTAAAGCCAGAAGAAGTTTAGGCATTGGTTATATAGGGTTAGCACATTATTTGGCAAAATTAGGTTATTCTTATGAAGATAAACAAGGTTGGAGAGAAGTAGATAAGTTATCAGAAGCTTTCCAATATTACCTTTTACAATCTAGTTTAACTCTAGCAAAAGAAAAAGGTAAATGTGAATACTTTAATAAGACAAAATATTCCGATGGTATCTTACCAATTGACACCTATAAAAAGGAAGTAGATGAAATTGTTAGCCGCAAATTATCTTTCAATTGGGAGAAACTCCGAAAGGAGATTGTTGAGACTGGCCTCCGTCATAGCACACTCACAGCTCAAATGCCGTCTGAATCCTCTAGTGTGGTTTCTAATGCCACCAATGGCATAGAACCACCTAGAGATTATCTTTCTATAAAGAAAAGTAAAAAGGGACCTTTAAAACAGGTTGTACCAGATTATAGAAGACTAAAAAATAATTATACTTTACTATGGGATATGAAATCAAATGAAGGATATATAAACATAGTCTCGGTAATGCAAAAGTATTTTGATCAGGCTATCAGCGGTAATTGGTCATATAATCCTGAACATTATAAAGATGGTCAGGTACCAATATCAAAGATGGCAGAAGACTTATTAAATACATATAAGTATGGATGGAAGACTTCATATTATCAAAACACATATGATAGTAAGAAAGATTTAGATCAAAATGATAAAGTGTTGTCAGATTCCAATACAAGTGAAGTAGAACATCAACCTACAGGCGATCCAGAGGATTGTGAATCGTGTGTAATATAAAGGAACTTTATGGCATTTCTAGTCGCAAACATACCACACGTAGAGGTGTTTGTTAAGAAAGAGTATTTGTATGACCATCAAAAAGGACACGGTGAATTAGAACCAGGTATTTGGACAACAGCAAAAAGTATTCAAGGTAATGCTTTATACTTTGAAACATTTTTGTATGAGACAGGTGCTTTGTACGATAAGTTACCAATTTCAGCGTTTGTTTGGAAGGAAGATTTTAAAGAAGACATACCATTAACTGAATTAGAATTATGGGATTGTTTTAGTTATGATATTGCAGTAATTGAAAAACAATTATTGGAAGGTAATAGATGTAAGTATCTATCACCTAGTAAAAAAATGTATAAAGGATGGTATATGTTTACCATAGATGTTTGCAATTCAACCAACTTGGAAAGAAATATAACTTATTCAGAAGTACCAAGTCAGCACAAATCTTTTAACATATTGAGATTGGAAAATGGACATTTTGCAGCTCAACCAAACAATAGAACTATATTTTACGACAAATCTCTATCGCCAAGTGAAATGAGATTTCCAGATTACAAAGTTTCTACAAAGGTATACAGCGTAGAATCACAAGAAAAATGGACAGCAGGTGATGATGACCATTTTTTCTATGAATTGAAAGATAAGAAAGAAAAAGATGAAAACAGATTTAAGAAAAAAGATTATGACTCAAATGATTATTTGGATGAAGTCGCCTATGACTCGCCTGATAAGTGTTTGTAGTATAGTATTCTTCCTACTTTGTACTCCATTATATGCTTATGAATTATTAATGTTTCATAGTAAAACCTGTCCTTATTGTCAGGCATTTATGGTTGAGGTGTATCCAACTTATAAAGATACAGAAGCTAGTAAGACACTACCATTAAAAATTATTGACGCTAGTAAACCACCTAAATGGTTTATAGATTCAGTTGGAAGAGGGGATATTAAACCTATAAGAGGTGTCCCTACATTTATTATCTATGATGAGGAAAATTTTAAAGAAATGGACCGAATGGTTGGGTACAATGGTTATGATTGGTTTATGGAAAGAGTTAACTATTGGATTGAAAACTATAAAGAATATTATGGAGTAGAAACAAAAAAGGAAATATGAGAACCGTTTTTAATAAATCAAAAGATTTAGATATGACTAAACAACCAATGTTTTTTGGTGAGGATTTAGGAGTACAAAGATATGATACATTTAAATATCCTATCTTTGATAAACTTACACAACAACAATTAGGTTTTTTCTGGAGACCAGAAGAAGTATCTTTACAGAAAGATAGAAATGATTATGGAGAATTATTACCTAATCAAAAGAATATCTTTACATCTAATTTAAAATACCAAACAATGTTAGATAGTGTACAAGGTAGAGGACCTTGTTTGGCATTTTTACCTTTTGTATCTATACCTGAATTAGAAGGTTGTATTGTTACCTGGGATTTTATGGAAACAATTCATAGTAGGTCTTATACTTACATAATGAAAAATTTATATCCAAATCCATCTGAAATTTTTGATACCATTATTACAGATGAGAAGATAGAGAAGAGAGCTGCTTCAGTTACCAAATGTTATGATGATTTAATAGAATTAGGTTACAAATATCAATTAGACAAGAGTAAAGTGGATATATATGAACTAAAGAAACGATTATATTTAGCATTGGTTACCGTAAATATCTTGGAAGGTTTAAGATTTTATGTTTCTTTTGCTTGTTCGTTTGCCTTTGGTGAATTAAAATTAATGGAAGGTAGTGCAAAGATTATTTCCTTTATTGCAAGAGACGAGTCTCAACACCTTGCAGTATCACAAAGAATTATAAACAACTATAAAGAGGTTGAAAACGATAAGGTAATGTTAAAAGTTATTAGAGATAACATACAACAAGTTTATAAAATGTATGATGAAGCAGTTGCTGAAGAGAAAAGGTGGGCAACTTATCTATTTTCTCAAGGTAGTATGATAGGTTTATCAGAAAAATTATTACACCAATTTGTAGAGTATATGGCTAATAGACGGATGAGAGCTATAGGTTTAGAGTCCCAATATAACCAAAAAACAAACCCATTACCTTGGGTTGACCATTGGTTGAATAGTAGATCACAACAAAACGCACCACAGGAAACAGAAATAGAATCTTATGTTATCGGTGGTATCAAACAAGATGTAGAGAAAAATCAGTTTAAGAAATTCAAGTTATAATTATGCGAAGTATCGGTGAATCATCTTCATTAACGAAAACTAAAAAGTATTGCAGTAATTGTCAATCTAAATATACGTTAGTATATAATGATGAAGAGACGGATTTAGATCCATTGTCTTGTCCGTTTTGTGGCTACGAAATAGATAACGAAGCAGAGGAACCTGATAATGAAGAAACAGAAGATAATTGGGATTGATTATAGTTTAACTTGTCCTTGTTGGTGTATATTAGATGATGAAGATTGTATGTTTTATTACGTCACACCTAAAAAGAAATATGAAGGTATATTTTTAGGAAATATAATTGGTTATGGTACAAAAGAATATAATGATCCTGTGGAAAGATTTAAAAACCTTAGCGATACGGTCTTGTATTGTTTGGAAGAAAACTATCAACTAGATGACAAACATATTTTTATGGAAGGTTATTCCTTTGGCAGTAAAGGTCGTGCTTTATTCCAGATTGCAGAAAATGGTGGCATTTTAAAGTATAGATTACAAGAAAAGTATGGACAAATAGAAGTAATACCGCCAGCAAATATTAAAAAGTTTGCAACAGGAAAAGGCAATGCAGATAAAGAAAAGATGTATGAACAATTTAAAAAAGATACTAACATAGATTTAATGAAGGCGTTAGACCAGGAAACATTAGCAAGTCCTGTTACCGATATAGTTGACGCCTATTACATAGCACAATATGGAAAAGAAAATATTAAGAGCACAAAATCATCTTGACCCCGTAGGTAAACTTAGCTTCGCTCAGTTAGATTTATTTGAGGTTAAAAATATAATGTTAATACCAAGTATGAAATGGTTAGAAAAAAGAATGCCATTATTCAGGTCTAGTATTCTTAAGCACGGTATGAAATGGCCTGTAGTGGTAACTACAGATGAATATTATTGGAAAGAAAATTGGCCTAAAGATGAGAACGGTGAAAAGAAAAAAGGTATGTGTGTACATACAGGTAATAAAAGAGTCTTATGGGCAAAAGAACAAGGTTATGATTTGATTGAAGGTTATTTTGTCAAAAGTTTACAAGAGAAGAATGAAATAATTTATAAGACATATATTGCTCGAACAAGTTGGCCACAATGATTAATATACCTACAACAGAATTAATTACTAATGGTTGGACACCACATAATTATTATGATAACTTTATAAATCAAAACGATTATGAAGAGTTATTAAAAACATTTCCTGGTGATGAGTTATTTAAAGATGAATTTCCAGAAGAAAGAAAATACGGACAAAGACCACATTGCCGAAAGTTTTTTTGTATGGGTGAAACTCAAGGTAGTAAATACTTTAAACAATATTTAACTAGTGTAAATGACCTACCTTTTGTTTGGCAGACCTTAATATCAGAATTAAGAGGCAAAGAATATAAAGAATGGATTTGTAAAACTTTAAACATAGAAGATTTTAAAATAAGATTTGACTTTCATAGAACTAGGGCAGGACTAGACGTTAGTCCACATATAGATAGTATAGGTAAGATTGGTTCCCATTTACTTTATTTTATGCCTAAAGAATGGCAAGAAGATTGGGGTGGTGAAACTATATTTTATAAAGGTAAGAAGATAGATAAAATGAATCCAGAACCAGGAGATTTTTATTTCCATAAAGTAGAGAGTGTATCTGGTAATAGGTCTTGCTTATTTAAAAATAGTACAGGAGGTTGGCACGGAGTTAAAGAAGTTAACGCACCTGTAGATAGACAAATTTGTAATGTAGTTATATTAAAATAGGAGATAAAATGGCTGCAACATTAAATAGAATATTGGCAAAAGTAGAACAATTAGGAGAAAATTATTTTGTATTACATAGTGAGATAAAACCTTATGGTCCTGGTACAAGAAGATTTGTATTAGGAAGACATAAAGAAATTCCAAAAGCACTAGAGAAGTTACCTAATGGTAAATTTAGAAGAGGTTTAGGAGTACAGGAATATCTTTCTAGTAAACCCCTACCAGCATTAGAATTTGAAGCTGTGTTAGATAAATTATTAAATAAATGAACTTGGAAGAATCTAAAAGACTTTTTAAAAAGAATATTAGGTCAGTTGAAATAGGTATACATAATTATTGTAATAGAACTTGTACATTTTGTCCTTTATCAAGACCAGATGTAGATAGAAGAGACCATAAAAATATAGTTTATATGTCAGATGATATGTATGACTCTATATTTTCTCAACTATCTGAAATAGATTTTGATGGTCGTATAGATTTTACCAGGTATCACGAACCATTATCTAAAAAAGAAATAATACTTTCAAAAATTAAAGTAGCAAAGTATTATTTACCACACGCCAAAATATCCCTTAATACCAATTCAGATTACCTTAATAAAGATTACTTGCAAGAATTATTAGAGGCAGGTATGGATCATATTGCTATGCAAGCTTACCTTGCAAATGGTGTAACCGAATATGATGAAAATGAGGTGTTTGTTCGTATTAATACGATAGCAGATAGAATTGGTGTACCTAGAATTGTTAAAGAAAATTATAAAGATAAAGATTGGATTAGGTATCAAGTACCACAGGTTAAAGGTACAATACACGCCAGAAACTATTGGAAAAATGGAACCAACCGTGCTGGTAGTGTAGATATACATAAAGACTATGTAAGAACTGAAAAGTGTACAAGTATGAATTCTGGTGTGTTTATAGAGTATGATGGTTCAATGACCATTTGTTGCGATATGTTAACGCCTGAATTACATAGTAAATGGGCTGTAGGTGATTTAAAAAAAGAACCAAGTTTATTTTTAAATTATACTAGTGATTATTATACCGAGTGGCGACAAAGAATTAATAGAGCAGATTGGTTTCCAAACTCTCCTTGTCAAAGTTGCAAGCGTGATGTAAGAGGTAAACCAAATGTATAAGTATATACGTATAAAAAACTTATGGAAAATTATGATCTCTCCAGACTGGAAGAAACCAGGCTATTTTGAGCGCTGGATTTACCTCAGCAATTTTTTGTTCTGGAGGTTCGCTTAGATTATGTGTGCAATTCACGGAATACTTTGGCCTTCAGAAAGACAAATGGACGAAATGTTGTGTCAAGCACATCATAGAGGTCCTGATGGAAATGGTAAATGGCACAATGACCAAATTACACTAGGTCATAATCTTTTATCAATTGTAGATACGGTAGAAAATTCAAAACAACCTTGGTTTTACAAGGATTGGGTTTTAGTCTATAACGGCGAAATTTACAATTATAAAGAATTAAACGATTCATTAAAACATCAATTTCAAACAGATACAGATACCGAAACATTAATAGTTGGTTTAGACCAAAAAGGAAAAGACTTTATTAATGAATTAGATGGAATGTTTGCTTTTGCAGCTTATAACAAAAAAACACAAAATTTGATTATTGCTAGAGATAGTAATGGAACGAAACCACTCTATTATGGTTATATTCAAGGTAAGTTAGCATTTTCTTCCGAAATTAAAAGTTTGTTAGAAATAGGATTTCCAAGAAAAGTAGATAAAGAAGGATTTAGACAATATTACAAACAAGGTTATAATGCAGGTTATTTAACTTTATTTAAAAGTATAAAGAAATTAGTACCTGGTGAAGTTGTTGAAATAAATGTAATTACAGATAAGAAAGTATCCACAAATATTAATAATATTCCAATTAAAATAGATAATTCAATAAAGTCTCCTGGTGATGTTTCGGATATGGTGAGAGTTAAATTAAATCAAGCAGTAAAACAAACCTTAATGGGTCGTAGAAAGATTGGTTTATTTTTAAGTGGTGGTATTGATAGCTCTTCTATATTATATGAAATGACACAACACTTAAAAACAAAACCTAATACCTTTTCATCAAGTTTTCTAACATATTTCCGAGGTAGCAGATTAAATGAAGACGCTAAATTAGCAGCTTATCTTTCAGATTTGTATGGTGGTAACCATCAAGAAATTAGATTTCCTGAACAAGATTATGTTAATGAATTTGAAAATACAATGGAAGCATTAGAGGAACCTAGACAAGCAAAAAGTTTACCAGTTTATTATTCTACAAATAAAATGATTTCAGAAAATGATATTACGGTGACTTTAAGTGGTGATGGTGGTGATGAATTATTATGTGGATATAAACATCATAGATTAGGAGTAAATTTACCAGCTGAACAATTTCCTTGGCACACGAAATTAAAAGGTTTATGTGCTAATCATAGGATATTAAATAATAAGGAATTATGGGCAACTCATAAAGACCAAATAGAGTATCTTGATAGTTGGTTACCTAAAGGTGGTTTACAAGGTGATAAATTAAATGATTTGATGTACATAGAATGTTTAAATACATTAGCAGAAGATTTTTTAATAAGAAACGATAAGTTAGGTATGAGATTTAGTATGGAAGGAAGATTTCCATTTATGAATAGAACTTTTAGAGATTTTGTAAGGTCTATTCCTGGTAGAGTTAAAGTAAATAAAAAGTTTTTAGAAGAAAATTGGGCTTTTCATAATAAACCATTACTAAAGACAGCATACTATAAAAGATTACCAAAACAAATATTAGAAAGAGATAAAACTGGTTGGAGATTTCCTACAGACGAAGGTATAATTGGAAAGATGACACAACCAGCACCTGATAGTACACCTTTAAAAGAATATTTTAGAAGTCTTATGAAAAATAAAGATATTCAAAATATTTTTGAATATACTACTTCCGAAATTGATGATAAATATATGTTAAACAAGAATTGGAAAGTAGATGTAAATGAAAAAGGTGATCCTGTTGTTCATCCAAACGCAGG